ATAAAACTATATTACTCTTCATTAGCCTTATTCGGATTATATATTCTTATGTTATTATTGAAAAAAACTAATAAATAATAAATAATAAATTTTATATTTTTATATTTTTTACACCTTTAGACATTTAAAATGCCGATGTTATATAATAATATTTATTTATTTATTATATATATATATATATATATATATATATATATATATATATATATATATATATATATGTGCATTAATGCAAAAACATCATTAGGGTCATTTGTATTTGGTACAATTATAAATGGTATCTTATTCAGTTCAAAACCCAGTACAGATTATTTTATAATAGCACTTATATATGAATATATATTGTCAATGCAATTATTTGACTTTATTGCGTGGAAAGATTCAATGTGTGGTAAATTAAATGCGTTTGCTACAAAAGGAGCATTTATACAAAATATGTTACAACCAGTCATAGTAATGTTATTACTATTATTTTTTACTAAAATTGAGAATAAAATATCAAAGGGTATTGTTAATATATTACTTGTATTTTATATTAGTTACATTTTCTATAATCTATATTATAATAAATCACCACAATCAATTACGTGTCTTAGACCCACTGAAAAATGTAAACATCTACAATATGACTGGTGGAATAATGTAGGTGATTATCCTATCTTTATATATTTAATTCCCATTGTACTAAGTTTTTTTTTATTATTAAGTTCATCTAAATTGGCTATAATTCATTCGTTATATTTTATAATGAGTTTTCTCATTAGCAGTTTATTCTATGCGTGCGGATTACCATCAATATTTTGTTTATTCGCAACAGGAGGACCATTATTAAATTTAGTATTAATGAAGTACAAAGTGTAAATTAATAAAAAAATCGGCATTTTAAATGTCCAAATGTGTAAATTATTAATGAATATATAATTTATTTTTTCATTGTGATACGCTTCTTGGTGTTGCGCTTTTTCATGCTGCGATTTTTCATGCTGCGCTTCTTGGTGCTGCGCTTCTTGGTGCTGCGCTTCTTGGTGCTGCGCTTCTTGGTGCTGCGCTTTTTCGTGGTGCGCTTCTTGGTGCTGCGCTTTTTTTTAGATCCTCCATTAATAATGGATGTTAATTGCGTATTTGCTTTGTTTAATTCGCCGGATGTTGTATCACCTGCCTTATCTAATAAATTTGATGTTGTATCACCAACCTTACCGAATAAATTTGATGTTGTGTCACTGGCTTTATCGAATAAATTGGATGTTGTGTCACTGGCTTTATATAATAAATCAGATGTTTTTTTACTTAATCTGTTAACTTGAACAGCTAATTTATCACCAGCTGTTCCAATTAAATCATTCGTTTTATTTGTTATAGTTGAAACATGTCCCGATAAAGTTGACATTATTGAATCATTGTTATTATTAGATAAATTTCCTCCGCGTTTAGTTTTCATTATATAGTATTCGTATAAAATAATATATAATGAAATTATTTATAAAAAGTATAAAATAATATATAAAAAAAATATTAAGATTCCTAAAATATTAAATAATATATAAATATATAAATTATATTTATTTGCTATTGCGTGTTATTATATTTATCATTATATTTATCATTATATTTATCATATTATGTTATAAGTCTTGGCGCAATATTCATAGTAATTAATTCTTGAAACATTAATTTACACGCATATGGAATTTCGACATAATTAAAATCGGTACGATTATCACACGTCCTGCAAATATGAATATGTTTTTCATTATTATAAACAGCGATCATTCCGCATTTTTTACATACATTCACACTATACGCATCCGATGATTTATAAATACGATCACGAGTAAATTTAGAAGCACCGTGAGAGCACATACAGTCACGTTCCATCTCCCCAAATCGTAATCCCCCGTCCTTAGACCTACCTTCTAAGGGTTGCCGTGTTAGATTAACCATCGGTCCAAAACTCCTACTGTGCTGTTTATCAGATACCATATGTTTTAATCTTTGATAAAATACTGGTCCAATAAATATTGAAGTTTCAATCTGTTCGCCGGTTAAACCATTATACATAATTTCATTTCCATTTGATTCATACCCAACATTTTGCAACTCTTTGCAAATATCTTTTACATCAAATTTTCCAAAACTGGTTCCATCGCCAAATAATCCTAATTCTATTAATACTTTACCCAGGACAGTTTCCTTTAATTGTGCAATAGTCATACGAGATGGAATTGCGTGTGGGTTAATAATAATATCTGGACGTACGCCACTTGAGGTAAACGGCATATCTTCTTCGGGAATAATATTACCAATAGTTCCTTTTTGTCCATGTCTACTACTAAATTTATCACCAATAATTGGTTTTCGGATAGTTCGTAATTTTACTTTACAAAAATTATAACCGTCGCCATTTCGTTCAATATAATTTTTATCAATATAAGTTTCTTCGGTTGTTCTAAATACACGACTTTGGTCTTCATATTTGGTTGTTTTCGTATGATCATTGCGTGATTCTTTAATTGGCACGATTTTTGAAATAATAATATCTCTATTTTCTACTAATGTATCTTGAGGAATGACCCCATGCGAGTTTATTTTATCATAATTAGCAAATTTCATTCCCTTTGTTTTAGTAGGATCCGGTTTACAGCGGATTTCTTCATCGCCTTGAATTTTTTTATCTTCGTCCCTTTCGGTGTGGTATATAGTTGCCTGGAATAAACCTCTATCAATCGATCCTTTATTAAATAGGATACTGTCTTCTTGATTATAGCCACTATGAGTCATAATAGCGACAATAATTTGGCAACCCGAAGGAATTTGGTTTAAACCAATCATATTCATAATACGTGTATCGACCAAAGGTCTTCCTGGATAAGTCATTACATAGGCGGTTTTGTCCATACGATTTGCATAATTGGTTACATAAATCCCCATTGCTTGTTTCCCCATTGCACATTGATAGGTATTTCTCGGCGATTGATTATGTTCAGGAAATGGAATACAAGAGGCCAAAATACCAAATATAGTGCTTGGATGAATCTCACAATGAGTGTATTTGTGAATGATATTAGAATCATCGCTCTTTAATAATTTAGGTTCCATTGCAATCATGCTTAAATTTTGTTCAGCTGCATCAATGTATTCAATCACTGAATCGTCTATACGGCAACTTGTTAATAAATCATCCCAACTTAATTCTTTGTTATTGATTTGTTTAATAATCGTATTATTTAAAACCAGCTTATTATTATTTACTTTTAATATAGGTCTCATTAAACGTCCTGCGTCATTACATACACGTAATTCTTTTCTTCGTATATCAAATATAATAGATGTGTAAATATTAATAATGCCTTTATATTTCATTTCTTTTAAGGATTTATACAATTCAAATGGCTGATCTACATTTCCAATCCACGAACCATTTATAAACACTTTAACTTTATTAAATAAATCTTTTGATTCGGTTAAATTTTCAAGCAAGGTGATTTGGGGTTCAATAACTTCATAAATTAATGAACTATTACAGGGAATAGTAACGTGCGTCATATAACTTAGATTTTTTACAACGCCCACGCTTCCTCCTTCAGGTGTTTCGGCGGGACATAAAAAGCCCCATGAGGTAGGATGTAATTTTCTTGGAGGAATAAGTTTTCCACTTTTATCAATAGGTGTATTAATTCGTCTTAAATGGCTAAGACTTGAAATATAAGTCAAACGGTTTAATACTTGAGCTACACCTACTTTATTATTTGTTGAATGCTTAACCCCGAAATCACCCGTTGCCAATGAACGTTTTAAGCCATTTTCAATCGTGGCTGATTTGATAATTTTACATAAATTTGTTCTATTAATAATAGATTCATGATCATTCGTTGATTTCCAAGACCCAGTATTTATCTCGCGGATAATTTGCTTTTGCATATCCTTAACCATTTTGTTAAAATAATTTCTAAAAAGGTTGTTTAATAAGGCTCCCGTTGTATCAATACGTTTATTTAAATAAGAATCCCGGTCATCCACCTCTTCTAATCCAATACTTGTACGAATTAAACGGTTAGCCATATATCCCATATAATATTTTCGTTGTAACAATGTTTTGCAATGAGGAAATAAATCGGTATTAAGTATGTCTATTGTAAAATCATGCTTTTTACGTGCGCCTGATTCTTTATCCATATTTATTGGCGTATACATTACATTTCCTATAATGTATTTGACAGCAGAATCTTGTGTTAAATAATTATTTGCATCAACAATCGATGCTTGTAATGATTTAAGTATATTACAATTTGATTTACAGTCCATATCTAATACAATCATTTTACATATTTCTTCATCACTAACAATACCTAATGCTCTGAATACTACAAATAAAGGCAACGGAATTTTAATTCTTGGTATTTGAATATAAATACTATGACCAAATCCATTGTTTTTTAATTCGGTCATCATAGAAATTTGTTTTGGCGAAATACATTTTAAATCCGGAACTGATTTAATTTCAGCTAACCACCCCCATTTACTATTATTTTTAGAAATATTAAAACACTGAACTGAATTTTCAGCCGCTCGTTCTTGACCTAAACACGTTTTTTCTGAACCGTTAATAATAAAATATCCACCCGAATCCATACGGCATTCGCCGCTTACAACAGGTGCGATATGTTTATATTGTTCTAAGATACAAATACTGGATTTTAACATAATTGGAATTTTTCCAATATTTATTTTGGACATTAATTTATACACTATTTCTTCAGATTCAAGTTTAGGACCTCGTCTAATTACATATTTAATATTCATGTCTACTGTTGCATTTCCAGCATAAGTAAAATTCCGATTTCTTGCTTCTTCGGGAAACATCAATTTAGTAGCACCATTATTTTCATGGATTTGGGGGCGATAAATATTAAAATTTTCAAAGGTTATAAATATTTCTAATTTATATTTTTTAAATTCCTGATCATAATCTTGGTCTGACTTGATATGAACCGGATTAAACATTGAAATTGTTCTTTGAATTTGATAATTAATAAAATCATTATATGATTCAATTTGGTGCTTCACTAATTGTTTTAAATGTTTGCCACTAAAATATGAATTAATCATTGCCCATGGTTCCTCTCCGTATTTATTTATATTAATATCATCATCCTTAACACTCCTTTGATCATTATCAACATTTTCATTTATAATTTTAATTGGATTTTGTTTAGTATTAATGTTTGACATATTTAGATATAAATAAATTGAATTATAATATACCTTTAATCGCTATATTATATTTCAATTTATCTTTATATTTATATTTTTTCCAATAAATTAAATTTATTGGAACGATATTTATTATTTATATACAATATGTATTATATTGTATATAAATAATAAATATTTATATTAATAAAAATGGCAAACAACAATAATTCATTGGACTCAACATTAAATCCAAAAAAAACAATAAAACTTAACCCTGTGTTTTTAAAATTAAATAAAACAAAAAAACTTTATAAAAAAGAAAAACCTACGATAACTACATCAACTAATGATGGTAATGGTGGTAATGGTGGTAATGGTGGTAATGATACTATATCTCCTTCTATTATTAAAAAAAAAATGTATGAAAAAATAAATTCTTATAAAAATAAAACAATAAAAAATAATAAAATAAAAAAAAATTTAAATAATGAGCCTTCTAATAATTTAGACAATGATGATGCTGATGATTCATCTAATAATTTAGATGATGATACATTTAATATTGAAAAACAAAAAAAAGAATTTAATATTGAATTTAATAAATCACTTGATTTTTTACAGTCCCTTTCAAAAAAACACAAGAAAGAAAAGGATAAAAATAGAGCGAATAAACAAAATAAAAATAAAAATACTACACTTAAGCAGGGAAAAATAGAAAATGAAATTCAATATGAAATTGCAACCGAATTACCCGAAAAATTATTATTTAATCCATATGATTATGATGATGCCAATGCCAATACTAATACTAATACTAATACTAAACACCAATCCGTTAGTATATCAAATGATAATCCAAAATACCAATCCGTTAGTATATCAAATGATAATCCAATCTTAAAAAATACACCTTCCACCAAGTCAACACCTAATCAAATGAATACAGTAATATCCACTCCCATACAATCAACCTCTTTTCAACAACCGTATAGTAATTTAAGAAATGGATCAAAACCCACATTTCGTGAATGGAAGCACAATCAAACCCAAAAAAAATATCATAATGAACCTAATAGTTCTTCTTTAAAAAAACCATTAATTATTCTTAATGATGATAAAGAAACGACTAATGTAAATGAGAATGAAACGAATAATGCTAACATAAATAATGCTAACATAAATAATGCTAACATAATTATGCAACGCAGAGAGGCATTAGCATCATTAAAAAAAGAATTAATTGGTAATAAAAATGATAATAAAAATGATAATAAGATATCAACACCTAAATTATCTCTTCAAAAACCTAAGCAATCATCCCATAAAAAGCGTACTATTACAACACGAACACTTAAATATAAATTAGGAAAAAATGATAATAAAAAAAAAATTGGAATTTTAATTAAAAATTCAAAAACACGAAAACGTATTCAACATGAATATAGTTTATTAAAACAAAAACCAATCAATGAAGTAAAAAATTATTTAAGAAATAAGAATTTATTAAAAGTTGGAAGTTCGGCACCAAATGATGTATTAAGGCAATTATATGAACAATCAATTCTTTCAGGAGATATAGAAAATAAAGCAAGTGATGTATTATTCCATAATTATATGAATAATAAATAGTAAAATAAAAATAGTAAAATAAAAATAGTAAAATAAAAATAGTAAAATAAAAATAGTAGTAATAATAGATTATTTTTATTTGATAGAGAGAACTTAATTATTGGATAATAAATTTAAATTTATAAATAAAATTTACAAATAAAATTTACTTTCGTTTTTGGGATCGGTTCTTCTTGGATCTTGATTTCTTAGCCGATCTTTTCTTGGAGCTGGATTTCTTGGCAACGCCAGATTTCTTAACCGATCCAAATTTACCCTTTTGGGTTACATAACCAGCCTTTACTAAACGGTTTTCTTTCTTAGCAGTTTTATGTTTCTTTAAAGAAACAAAGCGACCATTCTTATTTTGAAGTAAATCGCATTTACGGAGACCACCTGTAGTTTTATACGCGGTGCCGTGATATACTTTAGCACGGGAGCCAATTAATTCGTCAAAAGTTTTACCCTGAATATGGTATTTTCCATCGGATTGTTTAGTGTTATTCATCATTTTATAATATAATAAAAGAAAATAAAAACATTTGTAATTTTAATTATTACTGTAATTAATTTTATTAATATATAAACTTATATAAAATTAATATAAACAAAATTGAAATAAATATAACATATATATTTTATTTATAAATATTCTTCTATTCTTTTATTCTTTTATTCTTTTATTCTTTTATTCTTTATTCTTCTAAACATGGCAACATCTAAAAGTAATATATCATCGACCGACACAAATGAAACGAATATACTTTTATCTAAAAAGTATCAAAAAAAAACAGATAAACAGCATGTTTTGGATAACCCAGATACATATACTGGTTCAATGGAACTTACTGATTACGATACTTATGTAACATCAGCAAACTCGGCTACAGATGAAACTAATCCTAATACTGATAATAATGAATTAAATTCAATCACGGCTAAAGAAATTACAATTATACCTGGGTTGTATAAATTGTTTGATGAAGGTATTGTTAATTGCCGTGATCATAGTATACGCATGTCACAGCATATTTTGAACAATAAAGAACAGGATAAAGAAGAGGATAAAGAAAAGAAGAAAGAAAAGGATAAAAAGAGTAAACAAGCAACTATATTTCCAGTTACTTATATTGATATTGCGATTTCCGAAGATGGAACAATTACTATGATAAACGATGGAAATGGTATTGATATTGCTAAACATCCTGAAGAAAATATTTGGATTCCTGAATTAATTTTTGGTCATCTACGAACATCGACAAATTATGATAAAACACAAAAAAAGATTGTTGGCGGAAAGAATGGTTTTGGATTTAAATTAGTTTTAATTTGGTCTTCTTATGGAAAGATTGAAACAGTTGACCATATACGCGGGTTAAAATATACACAAGAATTTGAAAATAATTTAGATATAATTAAACCACCTATTATTGAAAAATGTAATAAAAAGCCCTACACTAAGGTCACATTTAAACCTGATTATGCGCGATTAAAAATTAACGGACTAACTGCAGATATGATTAATCTATTTAAACGACGAGTATACGATATTGCTGCAATTACGAATAAAAATATTAAAGTTAATTACAATGGGACACTTGTGCCTATTAAAAGTTTTCAACATTATGTTGATTTATATATTGGGAGTAAGACTGAGACTACACGTGTGTATGAAGAAGCCAACGAACGTTGGGAGTATGTAGTGTGTTTGGCAACCAAAGAAGAATTTACACAAGTATCATTTGTAAATGGTATTTATACGGTTAAAGGTGGTAAACATGTAGATTATATTTTAAATCAAATTGTTCGTAAAATTGTTGCTTATATTAAGAATAAAAAAAAGATTGATGTAAAACCAAATACAATTAAAGAGCAATTAATGTTGTTTGTAAGATGTGATATTGAAAATCCCACGTTTGATAGTCAAACAAAGGATTACATGAACACATCTATATCTAATTTCGGATCTTCTTGTGAAGTCAGTGATAAATTTATTGAAAAAATTGCAAAAATGGGGGTAATGGAGGCTGCTTGTAAATTAACCGAAGTAAAAGAAATAAAAAAAGTAAAAGAAAAAGACGGTTCAAAGACTAAAAATGTAAGAGGTATTCCAAAATACGTTAGTGCAAATTATGCTGGAACCGCACGTAGTAATGAATGTACTCTTATTCTTTGCGAGGGTGATTCTGCCAAAGCCGGTATTGTTTCAGGTTTAAGTGCTGAAGATCGTAATACCATTGGTGTTTATCCCATGCGTGGAAAGTTATTAAATACGCGCGGAGAGACGAAAAAACGTATCATGGAAAATAAAGAAATCCATGAAATGGTTAAAATTATTGGATTAGAAATTGGAAAAAAATATACATTAGAAACAGCAATGAAGCAACTTCGTTACGGCAAAGTGATATTTATGACCGATCAAGATTTAGATGGAAGTCATATTAAAGGGTTGGGTATTAATATGTTTGATTCTGAATGGGAGTCGCTTTTAAATATTCCTGGATTTATTGGCTTTATGAATACGCCTATTATTAAAGCGCGTAAAGGAAACCAAGAATTGCTTTTCTATAATGACGGTGAGTATAATAAATGGAAAGACGATGAGCATTTAAATATCAAAAACTGGAAAATTAAATATTATAAGGGACTGGGTACAAGCACAGGTAAAGAGTTTAAAGAATATTTTGCAAATAAAAAAATGGTAAGTTTTACCAGTTCAGGTGACGAATGTCGGGATTCAATTGATATGGTGTTTAATAAAAAACGATCCAATGATAGAAAAGATTGGTTAATTAATTATGATGCGAAGGTATATTTGGATACGAACAAAGAGCTGGTTACTTATGAAAAATTTGTGAAAGAAGAAATGATTCATTTTTCAAAATATGATTGCGATCGTTCAATTCCTAATATGATTGATGGGTTAAAAACAAGTTTGCGGAAAATTTTATTTACTTGCTTTAAGCGCCGAATTACGGATGAAATTAAAGTAGCACAATTAAGTGGTTCTGCGTCTGAAATTAGTTGTTATCATCATGGTGAACAAAGTTTACACGGCGCGATTATAGGCATGGCCCAAAATTTTGTTGGTTCAAATAATATTAATTTATTAGACCCTCGTGGTCAATTTGGAACACGATTACAAGGTGGTTCTGATTCTGCCTCTGAAAGATATATATTTACCCGATTAACGAAATTAGCCCGAATCATCTTTCCTGAGGCCGACGATAATGTGCTTGCCTATTTAAATGATGACGGAACGCAAGTAGAACCCACACATTATGCACCAATTATTCCAATGATTTTAGTAAATGGAAGTAAAGGTATTGGCACTGGATTCAGTACTGATATTATATGCTATGACCCATTAAATATTATTGATTATTTATCTGCGTCTATTACAAATGCGTCTATTACAAATGCGTCTATTACAAATGACAAAAAAGTAAATAATGATATAGCTATCCTTCCTTATTATGAAGGATTTAAAGGTGATATTAAAGTATTATCCGATACAAAATACCTAATTAAAGGGAAATATGAAATTATAAATGATAAACAAGTAAAAATTACTGAATTGCCGATCGGAACATGGACTGATGATTATAAACAATTTATTGAAGAACTCATTGAAGGAGATGAAACCGGAAAAAAAAGCGATACAACTAAAAGCGATACACCGACTAAAAATAAAAAAACCCAAAGCCAAAGTGGTTCAATTGTCAAAGATTATATAGACATGAGCACCGATTTAATGGTTAATATTACTGTTACCTTTACTTCAGCGGGTATTATTCAAGAATTGGTAAGTAAAGAAACTGAATTTGGATGCAACGGATTGGAAAAATTATTGAAATTGTACACGACTAAAACAAATACCAATATGCACGTATTTAATGAACAAGAAAAATTAGTAAAATATTCAACTATTTATGATTTAATAAATGATTTTATTAAAGTGCGATATACCTATTATGTAAAACGCAAAGCCTACCAAATTGAAGAATTAAAGAAAGAAACACTTATATTAACAAATAAAGCACGCTTTATTACCGCCATTTTAGACAACACACTTGATTTAAGACGAAAAAAAACAGCAGTTATTTCTGAACTATTAAAGGAACAAAAATATGATATAATTAATAATGATAATGATTTTAAATATTTAGTACGGTTACCGATGGATAGTGTTAGTGAAGAAAATGTTGAAAAAATTATTAAAGAAAAAGAATCACAATTAGACAATTTAAAAAAATTACAATCGACAAGTGAATCTACGTTATGGTTAAATGAATTGGCACATCTTAGGAAAGAGTATTTAGTATATCGTTCAAATAAAGCGGATGCTATTATTAGCATGAATGAAACGCCCAAAGCAACTAAACATAAACCGGTTAAACCCTCAAAGTCGTCTAAAAATATGAATAAAACCAAAAACGAATAATAACTCAAAAAACAACAATATGCTTATTTATTATATTAAATTTATTTATTTTATTTATTATATTTATTTTATTTATTATATTTATTTTATTTATTTTATTTATTATATTAAATTTATATATGATTATAATATAATAAACATTTTTTTATACATTCATACTTATAATATTTATACTATTTATACTATATGAAATTAAAAAAAACAAACAAAGAAGATTTTAAAAAATTAAATTGCTCGCCATCACGAAATGAGAATGAGAATGAGAATTTTACATGTTATAAAAGCAATGAATTAATTAAAATAAAAGAAAAATGGAACAAACGTCATCCTGATGAAAAAATTAATTCAAATAATGTTAAAGAGATATGGGCCACCTTAAAAAATAATATGCAAAATGCATGTAATAATGAAGCTTGCTGGTTAAGACAAGAATTTATGGAAAATAATATTAATAATGAATTATTACATTATACCTTTGCACCTAAAGCGCCAAAAACATGGTTAAAAAATCCAAACGAATGGTTATCAAGTGTTGATATTAGTAAAGTAATGAAACAATATGAATATAAATATCCTTCTTTTAATTTTATAGGACCATCGCCGATAGATTTTGATACAGTTATAAACAATGATGATGAATCTATTTGTGTATGGGATGAATTGTGTAATTTTTCTTTAAAAAAACATTTAGAAAAAGGAAAAAAAAAAATAGGTATTATTTTTAATACAGATCCTCATTATAAAAACGGGTCACATTGGATTTCATTATTTATTAATATAGAAACCAATAATAATTATATATTATTTTTTGATAGCAATGGTATTGCTCCACCACCCGAAATAAAAAAATTTTATAAACGAATATTGAAAGAAGCAAAAAATGATTTGGGGATGGATGATTTAATGTATTATGAAAACAAACGATCACACCAACAAGGCGATACTGAATGCGGAATGTATTCATTGTATTTAATTATTGAATTGTTATTGGCGTCTAATAATCAATCTCAAAATAATAAAATTAATTATTTTATGAATACATGGATACCCGATCAAACCGTTGAAAGTTTAAGAGAAAAGTATTTTAATATATTTTAAACTCAATATATTTTAAACTCAATATATTTTAGACTTATTTACTTTAATGCATTATTAAAGTCTTGTGTGATTGATGGAGTGTTTGTGATACTATTCGGGTTAGATTTATTGTGATACATTTTACGAGGGCGCTCGCAAATAACATTAGAAGAAACAGGTTGGTTAACACTTTTTTTTAAACTATTATCTACATCTTGTCCCATAGTATATTTAATATCAGCGCAACTAACAAACGATTCTATCATTTTTGGCACTGATACGCAAGAACAAAATATTTTAATTCCAATAATAGCGCCAAGTATCATACTTAATAAAATAAATTCAACTCGTGTTGAATAACCTAATATATTTATTTCCATAATTGTATATATATATATACTATTATAATATTATAAATAACAATATTACTAAAGTTAATATTATTATTTAAATAAAAAATAATAAAAAATAATTAAAAATTAATTATTAATTAATTGTTTAAATTCATCTTTTTGTTCTTCAATTTCATTAATTTTTTCTTCTTGTTTATTTACATATTGTAAATAAGATTCGAGTTTATCTATAAGATTATCGGGTATATTTGATAAGTTAATAAACGTGCCATTTTTATTTTCATCTGTTTTAATAGTTTCTGAATACATTTTAAATATTCTTAATATTTCAATTTGATGATATTTATCTAAATTTTCTATTTTATCCTTTAAATTTTGTATAATACTATTATTATTATTATTATTATTATTATTATTAGTAGGAACACTCATTATAATGTAAATGTAATATGTATGTTTTATATATATATATATATATATATATATATAATGAAGTATATTTAAATATGTATCTATGATGAAGTATATTTAAATATGTATCTATGATGAAGTATATTTAAATATGTATCTATTAATTTGTATCTATTAATTTGTATCTATTAATTTGTATCTATTAATTTGTATCTATTAATTTGTATCTATTAATTCAGCAATAATAGAAATATATTTATCATTTAATTCAAACCGTTGCCCAATTATTTTAATCATAATTTCATCATTTTCTTGTATTTTTGAAAAAGAAGGAATATTATAATGATGATCTCTTGCAATAAATATAATTAATGGATTTGGTGATTCATTCGTTTCAGCTTTAACACCTGCTTTAGTTACATTTTTTACAATACATTTTACATGCATTCCTTCTGAGGGCATACATATCATGCATTCAAATAAAACATTAAATGTAATATAGTCGGCATTTATTAACCCACTTGAATATGAAATTATATTAACTGATGAAGGTTTTACATACCCTTCTACAATACATCTACCTTCAATTTGGGATAAAACTTCCTTTTTTAATAAAGGAATCATATTATTATTAATATTTCTAATAGGAATAAATATTTTACGTGTTAAAACTGAATTATTATAAATTTGCTGTTCATTGATTTTTTTGGATAGTCCATCCGAATTCATCGTTTTTTTTTTTTGCGACATAATAATAATAATAATTTATTATTCTT